CGCGCCGAGCCCGATCCCGTGACACCTGGAGAACGTTGAGTCATGGCAGGCATCCGTCTTTACCACCCCACAGCCCGGCGCCATCGCCGTCAGCCCTGCCCTGCTCGGAGGTGCGAGCCTCTTCGCTCCGACGTTCGCGACCGACACGATCACCGTCGAGCTTCTGGGCGGAGCGCAACTGTTCGCGCCGGCCATCGAACGCGCGCGCGCCGGCGAGCGGCGTGGCCCCATTCTCGGCGATCCGCGCGACATCGAGCGCAGCTTCTTCGGCAGCGAGCGCGGCGGGAACAGCATCCTCCCGCTGGACGAGTGGCAGCGATGAAGCCGCGCCGCCGGATGCCGCTCCTCGTCGCGCTGGGGCCGATGATCCGCGGTCTGCATTCCACCAATGCCGACGGCTGGTGTTGGTGCCAGCCGCGCATCGAGCCGGTGCTGCCGTTCGGCGAGATCGGGGTCCACCGTCACTTCTTCGACCGCCCCGAGTACGGCGAGGAGCCGTCGTGAGCGACCTCGACCGTTCCGTCACCGCCTACCGCCGCGCCCTCCGGGCCCGCGAGGCTACCGCGATCCGCGAGCTGGTGGCCGCCTACCGCGACGTGGCACGCGCCATCGAGGCCGATCTGAATCCCCTGCTGCGCGCCATCACCGCCGCCCGAGAGGCCGGGGAGGACGTGCGACCGTCGTGGCTGCTCCGAGAGGGCCGCCTGTCCGGCCTGCTGGCGCAGGTGGAGGCGCAGATGGCCCGCTTCGCGCCGCGCGCCGCGCGCACCACGGCGGGCATGCAGGCCGACGCGATTGCGCTGTCGAGCGAGCACACCTACTCAATGACCCGCGCCGCGATGGGGCCGTCGCCGGTCAACGTGAGCCTCGCCTGGAACCGCCTCAGCCCCGCGGCCGTGGAGGCGTTCATCGGCTTCGCCTCCGACGGCTCGCCGCTGGCCGAGCTGTTCGGGGCCCTCGGCCGGGACGCGTCGGGCCGCATCCGCTCGGAGCTGATCCGCGGCATCGCGCTGGGACGCGGGCCGCGTGAGGTCGCCCGCCGCATCGCCCAGGTCAACGGCATCGAGCTGACCCGCGCCCTCACCATCGCGCGCACCGAGATGCACCGTGCTGCCCGCTACGCCTCGTCGGAGTCCTACAAGGCCAACCGTGACGTGGTGCGGGCGAAGATATGGCACTCCGCCCTCGATGGCCGCTCCTGCGCCTCCTGCATCGCCATGCACGGCACCGAGCTGGCCCTCAACGAATCGGTCGACGATCACCCGAATGGCCGATGCGTGGCAGTCCCGCTCACGAAGTCATGGGCCGAGCTGGGGTTCTCCGGGATCCCCGACGAGCGCCCGGCGATCGAGTCCGGCGAGGCGTGGTTCGGTCGGCAGTCGGAGGACCTCCAGCGCCGTGTCCTGGCACCGGGCAAGTACGCCGCCTACTCCGAGGGGCGGATCAGCCTCGGTGACCTTGTGACGCGGGAGCGGTCGCGGCGCTGGGGAACGATGCGCCGCGAGGGATCGCTCGGCTCGGCGCTGGACCGGGCGGCTGGCCGGGAGAAGGTCGCAGCCGCGGGCTAGGTCTCACCCGTGAGCCGCACCGACTGCAACAGGTCGCCGATCGGGACCTTGTTGTCGGGATAGGTATCGATGACCACGGTGTTGAGCCGCCGGAAGCGGACCTTGCCGATGAGACGCATGCCCTGAATGTCGAGGCTCACCGGACGCCCGCGCTTCACGTTGTCGGGCCAGCGCTGACCGGCAGCCAGGTTGATGCGGATCATCCGTGATGGCGTCGGAAGGGCTGCGTCGATTGCTCGCAGGTCGGCAGGCGTCATGGTCACATCGAAGCTGACGCTCCCCGAGCGCAGACCGACCCCGCGGTAGGTGATGGTCATTCGACCGTCACCTCTCCACCGACCCGCTCGATCACGGATGCGGTTGACTCGCCCGCCTCAGCGGTGAATGAACCCTCCGTCACCTGCTCCGAGCCGCGCATGTAGACGCGCGGCCCATCGGGATCGACCTTGCGGTACGACGGCTGCGCGTCCTCATCGAGGGTGCCATCGGGACGAAAGACGCCTTCGGCCCAGCAGTCGTCACGGTCCTCATAGCCGAGGAAGGCTTCGACGGCATCCTCGCGAGTGACGAACGGCTCATCCCTCGACGAGCCGTAGCGCCAGATGCGAACGATCCACGGCTTCGGCTCACCCTCGACGGGCGGCAGATCGAACGTCAGTTCCTCGGTCATCTGAGCCTCCCGCTCGATTGTAGGTGCCGGGCGGATGTTCCGCGCCTAGCCCGGCGTCGCTGCGCGGCCAGCGTGAAAGTATGGGCCTGCCGTTTCCGCACCCGCTCGGGCCGGTCGGCTCCGGGATACCCCTGCCGAACCGGGACCATCCGAGTTTGTCGATTGGCTGACCGCTGACCAGGAACTTCGACGGCCATTCAACGGATCACCCCACTGCCGGTAAAGCGCGCTCTCCCCGTGGGTCGGCCCATGCCATGGATCATACGCCTCTCCGTCAACCGCCGTGACAACAATCCCGCACGTTTGTCACGCGACCGCGCTACGGTGTCCGCAGTTCCGAATCGAACACAGGGAGAGCCATCACATGGCAACCGATCCGAACGCGACCCCGGCGGACGCAGACGATCAGCCCCAGGCGGGCACCACGTCCCAGGCGGACATCCCGGCCACCGACGGCAGCGATGCCGGAGGCGACCAGCCAACCGAAACGATCTCGCTCGAAGATGCGAAGAAGCTCCGATCCGAGGCGGCCAACCTGCGCAAGCGGCTGAAGGCCTTCGAGGAAGAGGAGCGCAAGCGCAAGGACGCCGAGCGCACCGAGGCCGAGAGGCTTGCCGCCGAGCGGCAGGAGTTCGAGGCGGCGCGGCAGGCGTTCGAGAACGAGCGACGGCAGGCCCGAACCGCTTCGGCGGTGGAGGCAGCGGCACGACGGCTCGGGTTCCGAAACCCGGCGAAGGCGTTCCGGCTGCTGGACGAGGAGGACCTCGGGATCGAAGAGGACGGCACCCCATCCAAGGCGGAAGAGGCGCTGAAGGCGCTGGCGGCCGCGGAGCCCTACCTCGTCGGTAGCGGCACCGGATCGCCGACCAATCCCGCGAGGGAGTCGGGCTCGACGCTGACGATGGAAAAGCTTCGATCAATGAGCGCGGCGGAGATCGCGAAGTATCCGAAGGCGGAAGTCGACGCGGTACTCCAAGGGGCTCGCTCTTAGTCCGAAGGGACACTGAACAATGGCACTCGACAGCTTCATCCCCGAGCTGTGGGCGTCCCGCCTGCTGGAGAACCTCAACAACCGGCACATCGCCACCCAGGAGGGTGTCGTCAACCGGGACTACGAGGGCGAGATCAGCCAGAAGGGCGACACGGTTCGCATCGGCAGCATCGGGCGGATCACCGTCTCCGACTACAGCCGCGACACCGACATCAACGCCCCCGAGGCGCTGGATGAGGCTTCGCAGGCGCTGCTCATCGACCAGGCGAAGTACTTCAACTTCGCGGTGGACGACGTGGACCGCGCGCAGTCGGCCGTGTCCGTCATGGACGGCGCGATGAGCGAGGCCGCGTGGGGCCTCAACGACGTGGCGGACACGCACGTCCTGACCAAGATGGCGACCAACGCCGGCAACGCGATCGGCTCGACGGGCTCCCCGCAGGCGCCCACCGTCGCGAACAGCCTCGCCTACGAGCTGCTCGTGGACGCAGGCGTCTCGCTGGCCGAGGACAACGCCAACGACGACAACCGCTTCGCGATCGTCCCCCCGTGGTTCGCGGGCCTGCTCAAGAAGGACGACCGCTTCACCGGATCGGGCTCCGAGGCGTCGTCCGCGACGCTGCGCAACGGCCAGATCGGTGAGGTCGACGGGCTCCGCGTGCTGCGAAGCAACAACCTCCCCAAGGAGGGCGCGGGCACCAGCGGTCTGTACACGCAGATCATCGTCGGGCACGCCTCAGCGACGAGCTACGCCGAGCAGATCAACAAGGTGGAGGCGTTCCGCCCCGAGCGCCGGTTCGCCGACGCGGTGAAGGGCCTGCACGTCTACGGCAGCAAGGTCGTCCGCCCGGACAACCTCGTCGTCATCACTGCCGACCGGCCGTAAAGGAGAACTGACATGGCACGCGACGCAGTAACGATCACCACGGTCGCTCTCAACGCTGAGACGGCCGAGCCGGCGGGGACCGCGGTCACCCCGGCCAATGGCCAGAGCATCGCGGCGGGTGGAGACACCCGCGGCCTGCTCATCCGGCTGGCCTGCACCGCCGCGGGCGGCTGCACGTTCACCTTCCAGTCCGGCTCGAAGCCCCCGGCGGAGACCGCCTCCGCTGGCGACCTCGCAGTCACGATGGCCAACGGCGACGAGTCGTGGGTCGCGCTGGAAGGCGCCCGGTTCGTCCAGTCCGACGGGTCGATTCACATCGACAACGGCGGATCGGACACCGGCACCGTGCAGGCGTTCCGAGTCGCGCAGGGCGGCTGAGTTGAACACCCGGCGGCACGTTGACCTCCCGCTCCGTGCCGCCGGGGACTCCCCCTCTTCTGTGAAGGTCGAGTAGATGGCCCGCGCGACGATGGCCAGCCTCATCGCGCTGGTGCGCACGATGACCGGCTCCCCGACCACCTCCGAGTTCAGCGATGACGAGATTCAGAATGCGCTGGACGCCCACCGCCGCGAGTACCGCTACGCCGCGCTCGACGCGCTTGAGACGCGGACCGCGAGCGACGTGGAATACCACGACTTCACGAGCCCGTACCGCCACTGGGAGAACGGCGTGGCGCTCGTCAGCAGCGCCTATGCCGCGCTCACCCCGGACGACTCCGATCTCATCAACGGACGCTGGAGCTTCGACGCCGACATGAACGGCTCCATGCCGATCCTGCTGAGCGGCTTCGCCTACGACGTCAACGCCGCCGCCGCGGACATCTGCACCGAGTGGGCTGCGAAGCTGGCGCGCGACTTCGATTTCCAGGCCGACCTCGACGAGTTCAAGCGCTCCCAGAAGCGCGCCGGCCTGCTCGAAGCCGCGAAGGCGTTCCGTGCCCGCTCCCTCCCCGGCGGCACGGCGTGGCTGACCCGATCGGACTGGGCCAGTGCTTAGCGCAGCGGACCTCGCCTCGCTGCGGTCCCAGGTGCAGGCATCCTATCCCGACTCCTGCTCCACGCTGCGCCGGACCCTCGTCGCCGATGGCTCGGGTGGCTACACCGAGACGTGGGCCACCCTCGATGCCTCGGTCGCCTGCCGCGTGGACATGGACCGCCGCGAGATGAGCGAAGAGATGGACGAGCTGGCGCGCGAGTACCAGTCCACCCCGATTCAGGTCAAGGTGCCCGATGACCAGGACGTGCGGCTCGCCGACCGCCTCGGCTTCGACGGCGCGACCTACGAGGTGCGTCGCGTCCCCGCCGAGCACGCATGGATGCTGAGCAAGGTCGTGCTCGCCACGGAGGTCGAGTAGGTGATCGACACTCGCACGCTCCGCGACAAGCTGGAGGCGATGGCAGAGCGCGGCACGCCGCCCGAGCAGGAGATAGCACGAACGAAGCTCGCTGCCATGGGACCGCCGCCACGCAAGCCGCCGACGGCTGTCGGTGCCAGTGCCCCGATGCCTGAGTCGTGGTGGAACTCATCGAACACCGGGACCTCGGCGTCCTGTGTGGCGTGGAGCGTAGGCTGATGGCCCGCTCAGGCGTCACCGTCCGATCCCGCATCCCTCAGCTCGGCGCGGAGCTGCGCCGCCGCACGTCCGAGGTGGTGCGAAAGACCGCCTTCGACGTGGAGGGCAGCGCGAAGGGGCTGGTCCCGGTGGACACCGGCAACCTGAAAGACAATATCCAGGCGCAGAAGGTCGAGGACACCCTGTACCTCGTCAACGCGGGCACCGAGTACGCGCGCCGCGTCGAGCTGGGCTTCAAGGATGCCGACTCGCTGGGCCGCGTCTACGACCAGGCGGGGCAGCCGTACATGCGCCCGGCGGCTGAGAAGCACCGCAAGCCCTACACCGCCGCCATGCGCCAGATCGGGAAGGGGCTCAGGGGCCTGTGAGAGTCACCGACGCCGCCCTCTTCACGCTCCTCGACACCGATCGCCAGTCGGCGAGCTCGGGCAGCCTCGGCGACCTCGGCGTCACCGGCGTCTTCCGGCGCAAGAAGCCCGCTGGGGTCAGCGCCGAACACCCGTACATCGTCTTCCTGCTCATGGCCGACACCGACGACTACACGCTCGGTGGGCGGGCCTACCAGCGCCACCCCTACTTCATCGAGGCGCTCGACGAGGGATCCAGCGCGGTGCGCGCTCAGAACATCCTCGCCCGGGTCGATGCACTGCTCAACGATGCGGCACTTTCCGTGAGCGGGCGCAGCACAATGTACCTGCGGCGGGAGCAGACGATCGAACGCGACGAAGAGGTATCCGGCACGACCTACCAGCGGGTCGGAGCCATCTACCAGTGGTGGAGCCAATGACTGCAACGAAGCGAACCCGCAAGCCCGCGCAGCGCTTCGAGGTGCTAGTGGGGCTCGACTACCCGGTCGGCGACCGTCACGTCCGCCGCGAGCCGGGCGAGATGGCCGACGACATCCCGGCCAAGAGCATTCCGTGGCTGCTGCTGGAGGGCCTCATCCGCCCCGAACAGGAGGTGGAGTAAGTGGCCTTCAACCCGGGCACCGAAGCCATCGTCTACCTCAACGGCTACGACATCTCCGGCTACCTCAAGAGCGCCGGGGTCTCGGGCAGCCGCGACATGTACGACTCCACGACGCTGGGCGACACGGACCGCGAGTTCGTGGGCGGGCTGGGTAACGCGGTCTTCAACGCCGACGGCCTGTACGAGGCCGACAGCGTCAGCCCGAAGATCGACGATCTGCTGTACGCCGCGCTCGAGCTCGCCGCCGATGCGATCCTGACCCACCTGCCCGCCGGGGACGGGCTGGGCAACCGCGGCATCGGGATCGACGGCGAAGAGTCCACCTACGATATCTCCTCCCCCGTGGACGAGCTGGTGAGCGTCACGCTGGAAGTGCAGTCCTCGGTCGGCGCCGAGCCGGTCCGGGTCCTGCATCCGATCGGAGCGGAAACCGTCACGGGCAACGGCACGGGGGTTGACAACGGAGCCTCATCCGCCGACGGCGGTTCGGCGTATCTTCACGTCACCGCGCACGATCGCACTACCGGCGACGAGACCGCGACGATCAGGGTCCAGCACTCCGTTGACGACGTTGTGTACGCGGACCTCATCACCTTCACTGCCATCGCCTCGGCGACGCCGCAGGCACAGCGCGGGACGGCCACCGGGACCGTCAACCGATACGTTCGGGCGCGACACGAGCTGGCGGGCACCACGCCCTCCACGACCTATCACCTGGCCTTCAGTCGGCACTGAGTGTTGACACGATGACAACGGAGCACACCTGACATGGCCTTCTCAGCGGGTACCAACGCCGTCCTCAAGCTCAATGACGGCACGTCGCTCGTTGACGTGTCCGCCTACCTGAAGACCGCCGGCATCAACCGCCAGCGGGACATGTACGACACGACCACCCTCGGCGACAACGACCGGGAGTTCGTGGGCGGCCTGCGCTCGAACAACTTCCAGCTCGAGGGGCCGTTCGACCCCATCATCGACGCGCTGCTGGCCGCGGGCCTTGACGCCCAGGGCCGCGCCTTCGAGTACTACCCCGTCGGCGAGCCGGTCAGCGCCACCAAGCCGAGGTACTCGGGCAACTACCTGGTCGCCAGCTACGACATCACCACCCCGGTCGATGACATGGCGCAGTTCAGCGCGGAGATCCAGTTCACCGGCGCCATCACCCGCGCGGTCGCATAGACGGCTCGGTTGGCACCCTGACAACACGGGAGGATTGATCCATGGCGACCACCAAGTACCCCACCGTCGAGGAGTTCCTGGCGAAAGCCCAGAAGCTCCCCGAGGCCGACGTGGAGGTCCCGGAGCTGGGGCTCACGCTCCGCATCCGGGCCTTCACCAAGGGCCAGCAGACCGAGATCAACAATGCGGCTCGGACCGACGGCAAGATCGACCCGAACCTGCTCGACATCCAGATGTTCGTCGCCGGCGTGGTGGACCCGAAGTTCACCGCCGAGAACGTCGGGGAGCTGCGCCAGTCGCTCGGGTCCGCCGTGGACCGCGTGGTGCGCGAGATCGTGAAGCTCAACCGCGCCTCGCTGGAGGACGTGAAGGAAGCCGAGAAACGGTTTCGCGACCGATCCTGACGCCGCCTTCGAGTACCGCCTCGCCGAGTCGCTGCACATGACCGTCACCCGGATGCGAGCGGAGATGCCGCTATCCGAGTGGATGGAGTGGATCGCCTACAAGAAGGTGCAGGCGAAGCTCGCTGAGGAGGCGAGAAAGAACGCGAAGGGTGAGTCGGGAGGCTCACGCAGGCCATCGCGGCGGGGTCGCCGCAGACGTTGACCACGCGCTGATCGGGAGGCCAGCGCCGGACCAGTAACTCGGAGCCTCCCATGGGCGGACTCGGCGTTTCAGGCGCCACCGAAGCTGCCTCGCTGTTCGTCAGGATCGGGGCCGACACCACCGGCCTCGACCGCGGCATGGGCTACGCCGAGACGCGGGTCCAGGGGCTCGGCTCGGGTCTCGGTGGCGTTATCAAGCAGGCCGTCGGCCTGTACGGCGTCCAGCGCGCCATCGATGCCACCGTCGGCGCGGCCATTCAGTGGGAGTCCGAGTTCGCGGGCGTCGAGAAGACGGTCGAGGGCACGGCCGAAGAGCTGGCCGGGCTGGAGTCCGAGCTGCGCGGCATGGCGCGCACCATGCCGATCGCCCGCGGCGAGCTCGCAGGCATCGCGGAGCAGGCCGGCGCCCTCGGCATCGCCACTCAGGACATCCGCGAGTTCACCGAGGTCGTCGCCATGATCGGCGAAACGACCGACGTGAGCAGCGACCAGGCGGCAACCGCCCTCGGTCAACTGAGCAACGTGCTGGGGCTTACCCAGCAGGACTACGACAACTTCGGCGCCGCCCTCGTCGACCTTGGCAACAAGGGCGCCTCCACCGAGCGGCAGATTCTCGAGATCGCGTCACGCGCGGGCGCCGGTGCGGACCTCATCGGCATCGCCGCCGACGCGACCCTCGGCTGGTCGAGCGCCGTCGCCAACCTGGGCATCGAGGCGGAGGCCGGCGGATCGGCGCTGCAGCGCTTCTTCCTCGGCGCCGCCCAGCACGTCGGGGCCGCGGGTGAAGAGCTGGAGACCATGGCGGACATCGCCGGGGTCGAGGTCGCGGAGTTCGCGCGGCTCTTCAACGAGGATGCGTCCGCCGCGCTGACCAACTTCATCGCCGGGCTCGGCGAGCTGACGCAGGCCGAGCAGCTCGCCGTGCTGGAGGCGCTGGGCTTCAACGACGTCCGCATCCAGCGCGCCCTGCTGGGCCTGGCGGGCAACGTGGACAACCTCACCGACTCGCTCGAGATCGGGTCGGAGGCGTGGGAGGACAACACCGCCCTCGTCGAGGAGTACGGCAAGCGAGCCCGTACCACGGCCTCCCGCATCGAGATCCTCGGCAACCGCATCGGTGATCTGGGGGTCCGCCTCGGGGAGGCGCAGGGCGGCCCGCTCGATTGGCTGCTGACCGGCGTCGAGGCATCGGTCACCGGCTGGGAGAACGCTTTCAACGACCTCGGCGAGCGCGGCGCCACGGCGCTCACCATGCCGTTCGCCAACCTCGACTTCCTCGAGATGCTGAACCCGAACCTCGGGCAGCGGCAGACGGCACTCCCCGACCTCATGTCGAACGAGGCACGGGCCGCGGTCGCGGCATGGAAGCAGGCCGACCTCGGCGGGGAGATCGTCGAGGACGTCGAGAAGATCGACGACTACTTCAGCAGCGGCGAGCCACTGGCCGCCATCCCCGAAGAGGTCCGGGAGGCGATGGCGAAGGCGCGCGAGGAGGCCGTGGCGGGCACCGCGGCCACCATGGACGCGCTGCTCAACCTCGGCAACAAGGATGACTACGCTGCCGCCTGGGAGGACTACCTCGAAGGCGCCAACGAGGTCTTCACCGACGCCGAGCGCAGCGCCGAGATCGCGGGCCAGTTCGCCGGCGACGCCTTCAACGAGGGCCTCCATTCCGGCGACTCGGCGCGGGTCGAAGAGACGGTCACCTACATGAACGACCAGCTCGCCGCCTTCGAGCTGATGAACCCGGGTGTGCTCGCCATCGGGCGCGAGGTGCCTCTCAACTTGCAGGCGGGCATGGAGGAGACCTTCCCCGAGGTCAACGCCTACCTCCAGGAGCGCCACAACGAGACGCTGGCCACCCTGACCCTCGACGAGGCGCAGGAGCTGGGCGTGGAGGGCATCTACCTGTGGTGGCGCGGCATGCAGTCGCAGGAGCAGTCCGTCGCCGACGTGGCCGCCGCCATCGCCAACCGTGCGATCAACAACCTCGACTGGTCGGACATCGCCTACGGCTACGGCTACGGCGTCGGCGCCTCTTGGGCGGATGGGCTGTGGGCCTCGGCGCAGCTTGCACGGAACGCGAGCTGGCAGGTCGCCATGGCGGGCGGCTCGGCGCTGGTCGCCTACTCCCCGCCCAAGGAAGGGCCGCTGTCCACCATCGACGACTCCGGTTTCAACATCGGCAAGACGTGGGCCGACGGCCTGGGCATGGCGGGCACCTACGCCGCCCACGAGGCCGCAGGGCTGGCAGGAGCGGCCTTCGGCGCCCTCAGCGGCAACCTGGGGCCGGAGGTCGCCTTCGGCTACGGAGCGGGCGCGCCGGGCGGCTCAGGCGGCGACACCTACATCACCGAGGTCAACCTGTACTTCGACGGCGAGGCGCCAACCGATGCGCCGCAGATCGCCGAGCTGGTGACGCGCGCCGAGCGCATGGCATCGGCGGGGGTGGGCTGATGGGCATGACGTATCGCGCCACCGATGTCCAGACCGACAACATCTTCCTCGATCTCATCCGCGGCTACTCCGAGCCGCCCGAGGTCCGCGGGTCCGATGACATCGTGCCCGGGGCCGACGGACGCGAGGAGGGCGCCTGGGAGGCCGACCACCGGCGCATCATCCTCGAAGGCTGGGTCAGGGGTACCGGCGCCACGCTGACCGACCGACAGCAGTCGTGGCGCACCAACACTGACGCGCTGACGGCCCTCATGGACCGCACCGCCTCCCCGGGCGCGCTGGTCATCACCGCACCCTACCTCGGGCTGGCCAGCGGCTCGAAGACGATCAACGCGCGCTGCGTCAACGTGGTGCCCGGACCGATCCAGGCGGCCATGACGTTCCAGCGCTGGAGCTTCGAGCTGATCGCCATCACGCCGGTCTGGACGTAGCGCATGGCGATCACCTACGCCCTCGACCTGTACCCCTCCGTCGATCCGGCAGACGGGGCGCGGCTGCGGCGCTTCGCGCAGCTTCAGAAGGCCGAGGTGCGCGCGGTTCGCAACGGCACCGGCTCGGGGATGATCGCGGTGCGCGGCAACAGCGTCGACGCTGGTTTCATTGACCCTGACGGCAACCAGTACGTCCGCGTGGTGCGTATCGACTCGGACATCGTGGACGCCGGGTCCCTCTCCGGCTTCAGCGAGCTGGTGGTATGGGGCTTCTTCCTCGAGGACGGCGACTTCGAGGCGCTGAGCGCGAGGAGCACCAAGCTGCTGAGCTTCACCGGCGGCGGGCCACTGGCCTACATGTCCCGCGAGGTGATGTGGTCGCACAGCTACCTCAACATCAGCGGCTTCGGGGACCAGGACCCGTTCGACCGGACGTGGCGCCTGTACGCGGCCGGAACGGGCAACGAGCTGGGCGCCATCCTGTGGCGCGTCGTCACCGAGATGCAGGGCTTCCGCGTCGGCACCACCCCCTACACCCACCGCCACGCCGACGGCGTGACCTACACCGACATCCACGACGACGACAAGCTGGAGACGTCCATCCCGGAGGTCACCATGACCTTCACGAAGGACCTGGACAGCTCCGGCAACGCGTGGAGCGTCACGTCGGGCGACTTCACCGCCCAGGTGGGCGAGTCGGGCCTGTCGATCATCGGCCGGCTGATCGAAGCGGGGCTGTATGTCGAGTTGGATCCCGACACCTTCGAGCTGAACGCATGGGAATCGGCCAACCACGGTCGCGACCGGACCGGCACCGCGTGGGGCCTCAACGTCTTGCGCTTCCAGGCACCCACCGACTCGACTGATCCGCTGTCGGGGAACATCCTGTCCGACGCCGATCGCGGCATCGCGGCCCGCACCGCTCGCACGCAGATCCTGGCAGGTGGCGGCGGTGACATCTACGGCACCGCCTTCGCCGAGCTCAACATCACGCTGGCGACCTCGGCCGCCGCGGACGATATCATCGACACCGCCGCCGCCCACAACCTTCAGAACGGCTACGCCGTCGAGTTCACCGCCCTCACTGGCGGGGCGGGGCTGGCGACCGGCACGACCTACTACGTGGTCGCGGTCCCGTCGGCCACTTCGATCCAGGTCAGCGCCACTCGCGGCGGGACGCCGGTCAACTTCACCACCGACATCACCGCGGGCACCATGCGCCGCGTGCTGCTGCCGTGGCATGGCTTCTACCCCTCCGAGGCCGAGGATACCGCCGCCCTCGATGCGGTGGCTAGCACGCAGATCACCGAGCGCTCCAACAGCGGCAACACCGCCCGCATCCGCGCGCGTCTCGGCAAGGTCCCCGCCAGCGGCTCGTACCGCCCCTTCGAGGAGTGTCTACTCGACGACCTCGCCACCATCCACTCGGGCACCGGGCAGTGGGACTGGAACGAGGCTGCGCTGCCGGTCTCCGCGCTGACCCTGCAGCTCCGCCCGGGCAAGAAGGGCGGGCAGCGGGCGTGGAACTTCTTCGTGGACCTCGGCTCGGTCTACACCTCCACCGCCGACCGGCTGGCCGGAGACGCGATCAAGGCCATCGTCAAGCAGCCGGCTTCGCATACCCACCCGCCGAACCCGGAACTGTGCGACCCCGACATCGCGTCACTCGAAACTTCGACCGCCTGGAAGTCCACCGCCAGCGGCATAGTGCCCGACGGATGGCATGCCGCGGGGTTCGACGACTCGGCCTATACCAACGCGGTCGTCAACAACAACGGCGTCTACTACGATCCGACTTCCTCGCGCTGGATATGGGAGGACGCAGGCGACCAGGGCAGCGGCGAGGAGCGAGCGTTCCGTCGCGAGTTCACCATCCGGCGCACGCCACGTTCCCTCTCCCTGACGTTCGCTGCTGACAATGGCTGCGAGGTCTACATCAACGGCACTCTCGTCGCTTCGCTGGCAACAGCGACACGAGGCGCCGCCGGCGGTTCCGATGGAAGCACTGCGACCACCATCGCCGTCGACCCCGCGCTTCTCGTCGTCGGC